CCACGTTTCAGGCGACTGCGGTGTGGAACCGCATACTCTCCTGGGACCTTACTCCCCATTATTCCGCTCGCAAGCGAGTTGAATAATGCGTTCCTGTGGTTGACCTTAGCCCGTACTTTTACGGGTTCAACCACATAGCCATATACCATCAACTGCTGGTAGTCCCCTTCACCCTCTTTCGAGAGGCAGGTTGACATCCGGTAGGTGTTACGACCGTACGGCCTTTTTGGGGCCGTCTCGTCGTTGGTAACATGGCCATGGGAGATGTGCGAGGTGCAAAACCCGATTACTCGGGTAGTAGGTGAAGGAAGCTTCCGTGGTACTTTCCACGGACGCAGAGAACTTGGAATGTCCTCCTCTTCACTTACTTTGTATGGCACTGCAGGTAAGCGCCCATAAAGGTGCTCGATCTGTTGTGCCACATATGTTGCCGCCCGCCAGTGGCTGGCCTCACTTAACGTGTTCGATAAGTTCACGTATGAGACCAGCTGGGTCGGATCGTTTGCTCCACGATGATTCCATGTCTTCCGACAGCGGATGGGTGTAACATCGACGCCTCTATAGGCATCGAGCCCACAGGATTCTCTAAAGAACCCTGAGACACAAGACTTGTCCCTGTTGACCCGAAGGCCAGCAGACTCCAAGACTTGTACTACGAGAGGATAGTCATCCCTCTCGACTATGATATCATCGCCGTACACAAATACACTTTTGAGTGCATGTTGCCACCTCAAGTGTTTTTCCTCATTTGTGCACAAGCCTGCCACTGCGAGTGCGAAGAAGCAAAGCGCCTCAACGGGAAAGCAAGTAGCTGATCCCATTGGCGCGAACTTTGCCAACTCCACTCGCCGCCCATCCGGTAGAACTGTTGCAGTCGACCTTGCAGCCAATAAAGGCCCCAGCAAAGCCGTCTTGCCAAACAACCGTTTGACGAGAGCAACAGATACTCGATCGGATGCATCCTTCATATCCAAGGTCACATAAGGCGACCGATTCCAGACATGGATGTTCTGTTTCACGGAACGTCCAATGCCTAGGTCGTTAACCCTACGTTGAGTCCACTGTAGAGCCACTTTTCCAAGTGGCTTGTTCAGCGAACCGGCCTGTGCTAACTGCCTGTTAATGTCCTGACATGTAAAGTTTACATGTCCCCTTGTCCAGGGATGGGACTCCAGGCAGGACACCATGTTTTTCATGATGCCCTGCTGGATCCATTGGACCTCAAGCGGTTCACACGATATGAGACGGGGACCTCGTGAATCCTTTGGCACTAATACCACCCTTGCGGTTGGTACTGTGTTTTGGGTCACGTTGGTCTTGTACCAGTGACTGTGCGCGTTGAAGTGATCGGAGTTCAGATAGAAGTACTGCCTTTCGGGGTAGTACCAATTCAGTTCTCCATATGATCTAGAGAAATTGAATTTCTCAGGACCAACTTCAC